CGCGGCTTGCAGGCCACTTCACCTATTCCCCGCTAACAAACCCGGTCGAGGTAACCGAAAGACTCGGGCGAACGCTCGCGCATTTCTTCAACCACCAGACCCATCATCGAGGCCAGTGCCACATGACCCTAACCGCTCTTGGCCAGCCAAGCCTCGTATTAGACTTGGTTTATTTCCTCCGTACCCCCGAAGGAAGCCGGTTTGGTTAAATCGCCACTGTCACGGGACTGTAACGGGTTAAGGCAAAACGAAATCAACTCATCCAAAACGTCCACCGACGCCTTGAGGTAGGTTGGGGAGTGCGGGGCGTATCTCATGGTCATATCGAAGCCGAGCTTGCGGTGCCCGAGCATGTTAGCCACCTCCATGGTGTCCACCCCGTTCAGGCGCAGATAACGCGCTACGGTGTGCCGGAGACTGTACAGCGTCACCCGCTTATCCAGTCCGCCGTTCGTCACCGCCTTTTCCCAGCCGGTATCGAGGCGGTGCACATGCCTGTTGCGGAACATGATGACATGCTTCCCTTGGCGCTTCTCATAAGCCACCTTGAGGTAGGCCAGCGCCACCGCGCCGAGCTTGACCGTGGGGCGATGCTTTTTCGTCTGCGCCCGTCCATCGGGGTTGAGCTGGATGAGCCCCGTTTTGAGGTCAATCCGGTCCCATGTCAGGTCTGTGATAGCTTCCGGCCTTGCACCGGTCGCCAGCCCTATCAGGATGAAATGGCGCACATGGTCTTGTGTCGCCCCTTGGTAAAGCGCCCTTGCCTCTTCACGGCTCAAGGGACGGCCCATAGGAGCGGTTTCTATTTGGGGAAGCATCTGGACAAACGGAGCCGAGGAAATCACCCCACGCTTCCACGCGCGGCGTATGGCGGCACGTCCAACCTCAAGGCAGCGGTTGATTGAGTTATGGCCCAAACCCTTTTCGGAAAGCCATCCCCTAAATGCTTCCTGCCTGCGCTGGTCCCGCACGTCAGCAACCGACACATCGCCCCAAAAATCGGTCCAGTAGCGGAGCATGATTTTCGCGGTTTCCTGAGAGCGGAGCTTAGACCCCTGCCCGTTCCAGTAATCGAGAGTGACCTCCGCCAACTTTACCTGAGAAGGCGGAAGGTCATCACTCGGTGCCTGAAATTGAGCGGCGTACCACTCGACTAGCTTTCGCTTGGCTTCCTCAAGGTCGCTTGTACCAAGTGAAATACGTCGGGTTTGTTCGTGCTTGGCGTCGCTCCACGTTCGGTAATACGCCGCGCTTCCGGCGCGTTTGCTAATCCAGTAATCTCCGACTTGGAATTCTCGCTTGCTATATCTCGCCATTTGTCACCAAAAGCTATGAGGTCAACAATGTGAATGCCGAGATATCGGATATGCCGCTCTCCTAAAGATACAAAGGGTACCTTCGCGGCTCGTCGCATTCGTTTAAGGGTGCTCAAGTCCACACCAACAAAGTGGGCAGCTTGCGGCTCACTGTACTGTTCGTAGAGGGTTATGCCTCGTTGCAGCGCAACTTGTTCACGCATTTGGTTCACCTCAGCCACAAGAGCCTCCTGTGTTTAATACATAGCTTAAAAGGCGCGGCGATTCAACGACCCCCATAAAGATTGCCGAATAGGTTATGACCATCAACATGTTTTGCCTAACCAAGTGGAAAACGATGAAGACAATCACCCCATAAAGGACAAATAATCCCCATGCCGTGTAAAGTTGCCATGCCACCGGCGAGAGCCAGCAGTAAAGGAACGGGAAGCCGCCGAAGCGACCTCCCAGATAGTTTGCCGCCAAAGCCAATGCGGCAAGAACGACAAGCGTCTTTTTATGAGCTAGCGTCTGGGCTTCCGCCATTTGCGCCCCCTTTGCTTTTGGGAACGGTTTGCCGCCGCCCCCGACATTGCGGACGACACCAAAGTCACAAGCCACCCGCAAGCGGCAATGAAGAGCTTTAGGCTCAGTTCGGTGAGCTTGAGCGCGAGGTTTAAAAGAGCGATGATGACAGCCATGTCATAACTCCCTGAATCTGACAGGGAAGCGCTTCAACTCGACAAAGTCGTCGTCGCGGTAGCCGTACATGAAGGTTTTTATTTCCTCTCGCCCATCTCTCCGCTGAACCAAATCATAGTAAGCGATGGTTTCGCCAGTTCGAGGGTGTAGGTCGAGTTTGTGAAACGTGAAATAACCTTCATAAAGGCTAAAGGGGTGGTAACAGCAGGGCAGCCACCCTTCGAGAAGTTCGGCTACCTCGTCGTCAAAGACAGGGACATCCTTCGCCTCGTCGGACCCAAAAGTGTTAGCCATTATGCCCTCCCCATGAAGATGCGTTCTGCAACGTCTCGCAAACCGTTCTGCCGGACCTGGACGAATTTGCCGTAGCGCAGTACCCAAACATATTCTTCCGAATAACTGTGGCGTCCCATGACAACGTTCTGGGCATAAAATCCGGCAACTTCGCCCGTGTTGCGCCAGATGTCCACCTTTGTGAGTATCGCAGGCGACACGGCATTGCTGTAGCGGTAGAGGGGACGAAAAGCCGCAAACATCGCCCGGTGGTAATGGTTGATACGCGGCCGGACGCTCACCTGTTGAACGTTGGCCTTTGCGGGCTGAGACGCAACATATGTGCCTACCGCGTTTTTCAAGAATGTGAGGTTCTTACCCAATTGTGGTCTCCATCGCTGGGCGGGATTGCCGTGTGGCAAGCCATTTTTCGCCGTTCGATGGAGCAACCTTTCATCAAAGACTTTGCTTGCTCTAGGCGCATAAAAACATAAACTTAAGGCACATATTTATGTGCCTTGGAGATTCGCATGGGTAGGCCACCAATTGACCGGAGCATAGTGGGCCACAAGGAGGGGATGAATTTAAAGCTGTCCCAAGCCCAGCGTGAACGGTTGAAGCAGATGGCGGCACAGCACGGCATAAGTGCCACTGAGACTATTAGCCGCGCCATTGACCTTTATGAGCAGTTCCAAGGTGTCCCACCCACAGCGGCCCTGTTGCGTCTCGCAAGGAACGGGATTGTCGACACTATTCCCGATTTTTATAGCCACGATTTCTCGGACCTCATGGTTTCCGATGAGCCGGTTACGTTAATTCTTCCCGATTTAGGTGCCTTTTTAGCAGGGCCGCATAACCTTGCCCTAATGGCCGCACGTCTTGCCATGGATCGGCCAACGAATCTAATTCTGTCTGCCACGCATGTACCAAATACAACCGACGCTTACCGTGTGAGCGACGACGGGCAACACGCTTTAGGATTACTGTTCGATAAAGTGGGCAAAAAGGTGCTTCGTGAAAAGCACCAATCTCTGGCACGTTACCGCCAAAACGGTGGTGCACCCCTTCGCTTTCGCCTGCTTTCAGTCCCCGCATCTACTATGAATTATGTTGTCTTGTTCCACATCAAGGATGTTATCAGTGTCGCATCCTTCGCCTTTCCTATGACCACTCAGCTGCCTGCCATGGTGTATGCACCTAGCGTCCGCCCCATCGAGGCGAAGCATTTTTCTAACGTCGTCCGAGACGAACAATATCGGGCGCTTCTAACATTACGCTCGCCGTCGAGTGATTTTCACTCCTACTATGACCTTTTGCGTAGCGTTTTGTTAAAGGATGGCTTGCACATCGACATATTCGAACAATACCTTGGCCTCTACCTTGGTTTTCCCATAGTGAACTCGCGCCGGTAAGAAATCCCCTGTTGCAAATTCCCAACCACATCCCGTTTAGCTACGCCCGTTGAACCTCGTTACGCCCCGTTAGTGGAAGTGCGGAAATGAAGGTTTAGCGGTAGCGTGGGTAAGAGATAGCGCAGTTAGACAATTTCTGGAAATTGTCCCCTTGTTATTGCGCATAAACGGGTAAGCTGGCGCATGGTGCAATTTGGCTACTTTCGGCTCGAACACTCCTCCTTTAACCGGGATGAGTGGGGCTATGGCCGAGTGGCAAATGCAGCCCACTACGGAGCCAATCAAAACAAACGCGGCCACGTCGCTACCGTTGGCATACCCCTTTACGGCACATCGCACGAGACCCGCCAGGCGGTGCTTGAGCTAGAGAAGTTAAACACTCGCAAGAATGCGCGTCTTGGCGATACCCTCATTATCTGCTTCCCGAAAGAGGTATCCGAAAGCCACCGGCTCCTCATGATGGAACGTTTCCTTTCAAAGGTCACCTTTGAGGGTCGCACCTATGCAATTGCTTGGGAGCACACGGACAAGCCGGACAATCCCCACTTCCACGTCGTCCTGATGGACCGCGACCGCATCACCGGTAAAAGCGTCGGCAAGTTCGGGCATAGCCGTTCCTACCGCAAGCAGCATGGGCTTGAGCCCAATGTGACCGATTGGATGCGGATGCAGTGGGAGGACACCGGCAACGAGCTGTTTAAAGAGCTTGGCTACGAGCTGGCCTTCGACCGCCGCAGCAACCTTGAGCGTGGCCTTGACGCGCCCGGCGAACACCGTGGGCACGAAAACGATAATACCCCCGACCTTAAGGCAGAGCCTGCGGTCGAAGAGCTTGAAGACCTTGCAGAACGCGCAGCACTTGAGGCGCTTGAAGCACTTGACGATGATTCCGCCACAGAGGAGCCCCATGACGGGGACGAAGCCATGGGTAAAGTTACTAGCGACCTTGTCGGCGTTACCCCCGCCGAGACTATTAAGTTTCTTCATACCCAACGCGCCGAGCTGGCCTATATCCATCAGGCGAAGAAATCTATTCAAGAAGCACGCGACCGGTATGACTGGCTTGTGAGCGAACGGGAGAAGATATCAGCCGAAGCCGGTGACTATAACCAAGCCAGCCTCCCCACCCTCATATCGGCACACGTTGCGCAAGAAAGGCTTAGCGAGCACCAGACTGATACCGGCGAACTTAAAGGCCGGTCATTCGGCTTATTCGGTTTGACGGTATTCCGAACGGCTGCACGTAAGCAGGCCGAGGTGGCGCAACGCGAGGCGCGGGCGGCGCAGCTTGAAGCTAATCGGGTCGAGCATACCCGCCGCTCATACGAGCATAAAATTGGGCAAATCTCCGCGCAGGCCACAAAAGCCGAGCGTGAAGCCCATTCGCATTGCGCTGTGCTTGACCGCCTTTACGGCAACGACCAGATGGTGAAAGAGTCCGAGGAGCAAATTGGCCTTGGGATTTCCGAAGCCGTTGTAATGGTGACACTTGAGCAAGCGGTTATGGCCTATGGTGAAGGCGAGATAACCGAGGATGAATACCGCACCTTCCTAATAGAAGGCGGGTACGAAGCCGAGCTAGAGTTTTTGGAGCAGCAGCTCGGACGAGAGGAGAGCGAAGGGCAGAGCCTATAGGTACTTAATGCCGTCCGGCCTTTTACGCCAGAAGCCCACTGTCTTTTTGGCCCATGGCTTTTTCTCCAGAACAACGAGGTTTCCCAAAAACACCATCAGCTGTCTCTCACCCATGGCACGCACTTCGTCCGGCTTCGAAAGACGCCTTGCTTGCTCGCTCTTCCCCTTGCTTTCGCCGTGGTCGCTTTCTGTTTCGCTCCGGCTTTGGACGGTATAATCTCCCGCGAGTTTGCTGGCGAAATCCGACAGCTCAAGGTCATTACCGCCGCCCGAGACGATAATGTCAGACCCGTTCAGAAGGGTTTTATAGTGCGGCGAAGGGTAGGTATCCTTCATCTCGTCCATGCCAACAAAGCACATGCGCAGGTGTGCGCCCACCTTTCGAAGGCGGCTGAACGCCTTCACAATTGCCCCGCAATATCCGGTCAAACCCGCTTCATCAATGTAGAAGTAGAGCTTACGGTTGAGTGGCTTATCAGTGTCGTCCCAAATGCCCGAGACCGCATCCACGGCGCATTCATAGATGATGCGCGACAGATGCCCGCCCGCGTCCTGATAGCCGCTCCGAATAAAAAGTGCCACCGGCTGTTTCTGGCTGAGCATTTTGGTAAAATTCCAACCCCTATAGTAAGAGCCATCTTCACTGCGCCGGAAGGTCGTTACCTCCCTAATTCCATCATCCGTCCAGGGCTCTAACGTCCTCAAGGCTGTGCTCATCATCGAGATGCCTTCGTCCTTGGTTTGCATGCGACCCATGGTTTTGAGGACTGAATTCACAATCTTATCGTCATACTTTTTAGCGCGTTGCAGCATGGCTTCCCGTTCATCGTCATCAACAAGCCCTTCAATGATTTCCACAATGGTCTTGTTGTTACCCTCGTAAAGAACGTTCACGGTAATCGCGCATTTCAGCAGTAGCCGCGCGAATTCCACGAAGTGAGGCTGCTTGGTGCCCTTCTCCTGCGGAATCATGCTCTCGCAAATCATCTTCAGCTTCCGCTTGAACAGGTGCCGAGACACAAAACGCGTATCGAGTTCTGCGAGGAAGTCATAATGGGTAAACGCCTCAGGCTTAACCGCGTCGATCTTCGACAGCTGATAGCCCGTCGCCTTGAGGATTGGCGACATTGCCCGAAACAGCTCGTTTCCGGCATCTCCGATAATTAGGAATGGCAGCTTATCTTTCGGGCGTTCGCAAACTGCCCTGAGGTCAGCAATGAAGTGCTGCGATTTGCCCGCGCCAGGCTGAGCCATCATCATCACGCTTCGCTCATGGTGAGTAAATACTCGCTTGCCCTTACTGGTCACGCAGGCAAGCATACCGGGGTCGAATTCAGATCGGCCCCACCATCTTCTCTTCTCGATATGGCCTTTGGCTATTAGCTCTTTCTCGGTGGCAAAGTGGGCGTCACCGTGCGTCGGTTTGGGCTTCTTTCCCCACCTTTGCAATGCCGCAATCATGCGCATAGAACCGGATACGCTTTTGAATATCATTATTAAAGACCATGTTACACACCGATAGAGCATGTCAAACGGCCCTATAGTAATAGCCCAAATAAACCACATGGGTTAACCTTCCCAAGTCTAGCCAAAAACATCTTCAACCGTTTCAGCAGGCCGAAGGATACTTCGGCTAGATAATCCTTTTGTGCCTTGTTGCGAGGTTCCCATGAAAGTGAATGACCTTTATGCCTCGGTAACCACCGTTATAGTCAAACAACTGGAAGAAGGAGTGCCGCCATGGGTAAGACCGTGGAAGGACGACCGTATGAAAGGCATCGGAATGATGCCCAGCAATCTGCTTACTGGCAGGCTTTACAGCGGGAGCAACGTGCTTTTGCTGTGGCTTACCGCCATGCAGCGCGACTACAGCTCGATGCAGTTCTGCACCTACAATCAGGTCAACAGCATCAACGCCAAGGTGCGCAAGGGTGAGAAGGCCACCCACGTCATCTTCACCAAGCATACGGTGAGGAAGGACGAGGTGAGCGGCGAGGACAAGGCATCGACGATTGCCAAGACCTATCCCGTCTTCCACGTCTCCCAGCTGGAGAATGTGCCGACGCAGTACCTTGAACCGCAGCAGGAAGAATCCAAGTTTGCAAGCCACGACCAGGCTATCGCATTCGCAAAGGGGACAGGCGCAAAGTTCGTCCATGGCGGCACCCGCGCCTGCTATGTCCCGACCACGGACGAAATCCACTTGCCCTCGTTCAGTGCCTTTGTGGACGAGCCCGCCTATTGGGGCACGACATGCCACGAGGTCACGCACTGGAGCGGACATGAACACCGGCTTGACCGGACGTTCGGAAAACGCTTCGGGGATGCCGCGTACAGCATGGAGGAGCTTTGTGCTGAGTTGGGTTCCGCCTTCCTCTGCGCACGGCTTGGGTTCGCCCCTTCATTCCGTTCAGCCAGCTACATCGATTCCTGGCTGAAGGTGCTGAAGGCGGACAACAGGGCGATTTTTACAGCCGCCAGCCATGCCGGTCAGGCCGCTGACTATCTGTGGAATCGGGCATTTGCCGAGGAGCAGCAGCGGGAAGCCGCCGAATAACGAATAAGATTGTCACCTCTCCCAAAGGGGTGGCATTCTTTTTATGTTCCGCTCACGCCGAAAGGCACGGAATAGTCCGAAATCGCTAACGGCCGATGCGTCATGGTTGCGGTGGAGGCTGAGACCAGCCCACCGTGTCGAAAAACGGAGGATGATGGAAGGGCGTCAGGTTTCATTGGCCGTTACCTTCGCCGCCGTCCGACCACAGCCCCGCCATGAGCGGGGTTTTATTTTGCCCATCCCTTATAACTTGGGTCGTGCCATTTGGCGGGAACAAGGCGGATTTTCTTGGGGACATTAATCAGTCGGCTATGGGCATAGTCATGGCAGACGATCAGCTTTTTGCCGTTCCGTACAACCATGCCCCAATTTTCCGCCTTGGTATCAGCGAAGATGGACGGAATCATTTTGGGCAGCATGGCTTCGGGGACAGGAGATGTCCGCTCTTGCATGATGACTGTTCCGTTGGGAGATATCGTCAGGGTACGCGCGAGCCAGTCGGCGTACTTTGTATTCTGGAGTTCCCGCCAAACCTCCCACTCCGTCACATTGTCGAATTTGTAATCGGTGGCCTCCTCCTTTATAACCAGCGAGGTGTCTGGGAGATACAGATAGACCTTGCGGTATGTGCCGTGACCGATTAGCTGGCCGCGCACCAGGTTGAGCAGTTCGGCATCGAGGACAGATTGCCGGTCACTCATTTTGCCAGCCAGAAACCCGCGCCTGCCGCGATTATCACCAGCACAAAGATAAGCGCCCGCCATCTGGTGGCGATGATAAAGCCGAGGAACAGCAAAACGCCCAGTGCGACGGCAGGGGCAACTTTGCTGGCCTGTTTCGGCTCATTTACTTGAATTGGCATACCTTCACCATTTCCTTATCGAGCTTCGCGCTCCCACGGTGGGTTTCCATAGTGTCCCCGTCATTCGTGCTCAGGCGGTTTGCCTCGTACACGATACATGCCGCGCCCCTTGAGGTACTGCACGACATCAGCATCAGACATGCCATCAACAGAGCGTGCCTCGTTCCCAAGGCCGTCCAGCGCTTTGAAATCATCGTTTACGGCTTTCGCTTGTTGTCGCTGTTCGCCAAGTAGGACGCCCATTGTCACGTCTTTCATCGTAGCCAGAATGGCCACCAACGCGGCAAGGGCCTTCTCCCAAGTCATTACTGGACGGTAGTGGCGGAGACGGCTTTTCTGGCATGGTAGTCATCAGCCAGCTCGTTTGCCTGCGTCTCCAAATAATTGGCAGCGGCAGGATATCCTGCGACCTTGGCCGTAAATGCAGCTCCACCGACGATAAAGATGAGGGCCAGCGTGGCGAAGGTGCCTTTAGCAAATTTCTTCATAGTTAAACCTTTCATTTGGTTTAACTACATCACGACTTTATGCAGTCGGCAAATGGAAAGGAGCAGTAACCCCTTACTGCCCCCTCGGGAGGCTTAAGGGTCACCCTCCCCTAAGCCACTTCAACCTACCTTTAAACGGCATGGCCATCAAACGAATTTAGCTTCATCCCCCACTGGCACAACAATGGTGCGCCCGCCGCTATAACGCCAACTCGCAATGCGCGGCTTGATGTCAACGTGAATGAAGGAAAGCCCAATGCCTATGCCGGTAAATCCGACCTTGCGGGCATAGATGATAAAGTCCATACGCTCGCGTTCAGTCCATCCCCTTGTGCTGACATCGACTGCCTCGCCAGTAAGATGTGCGCTCGCTGGTGCCCCGCCCACCTGCTTATTACGGGACGCGGTGCGGAATCCACTGTTGCTGCGAAGAGACTTCCCCATAAGGCCGCGCAAGGCCTCAAGCAGGAACACGGTGCGCATCTGCATATTTGCGCCGCTACCCTTGGCATCAGGGCTATCGAATTCACTTTGCTTGAAATGCCGGATTTGGCTCCAGAATGCGTCCATGGAGCCTAGAACATTCGGTCGATTATCACGACGACGAGCGGTGAGAGGCAGATAACCACGTCTTCCACGTCAAGGCCAAAGCCCACCTTGATATTGAGTATCTTCATCGCCGTTTTCCCCCCTTGCTGGACAATCCCCACGAAGGGTCCACGTCGATCATTTTCAGAACAATCTTGATGCTGCCAACGCCGGTCATGAAGCTGCAAAATCCCGCCGCCTTGCCGCTCAGACGGAACCAGTCTTGCACCAAATCCCCTCCCGTAGCCGGAATTATCAAGCTCGCCGTCAGGGTGGCGAAGATAAGCGACGGCGGCATGGGTTCGTTTCGATAGATGGCTACCGCGACGCGCACCGCGCCGCCCATCAGGCCGAGCAGTCCCAATGCGACTTCCCTGTGGTAGGTCGCCAGTAAGTCGAGAAACGCGTTTGCGAGCATCTATCTTCATTGTCCGATAACGGGGTGTGGGTTGGATTGTTGCATTTTCATTTAGGCGTCTGCCCCAAACGCGACGGCGGCATTGTAGCCAATGACCACTTGGGAGGCGCTGTCGGCGTGCACGCTGTCAATCGCAGTCGTCCAGCCAGGTATAGCAATGACGTCCGTCATGTTGTCGGCGCAGTATTGCTTAGCGGCATTGACTTGAGCCGTGTACGCCGTGGGAGCGGTACTGTTCACATATGGCAGAACCACAATCGCATCCTCAGCGAGAGGCACAGTTGTTCGGAAGTCGATAATGAGCGCCATCTGGCTGTCTTGGTAGAGAGGAGCATAGCTTGCGGTGGTGTCGTTTTCCCCTTGGTAGAAGAAGAGGCCAATAATTATCAGCTCGATACCGGTGGTCTTACCGAGTTTGTAGCGAGAATTTTTCAGAAGGTTTTTGAATACCGTCCACTCGCTGCTCGCAAGGCTGGGCTTCCAATACTGCTCCATAGAAGTCCCACCGGCACTGTGCTTGATACAGTTTATCGTGCCGAATTTTTCCGCGAGCTTGAACAGCAGCTCCATTTCAGGACCGTGTTTGGTGTCAACACCGCTGTTGGGGAGGTTGTTTTGAGGTGGACCAACCGTCAATGTCTCGAAAGCGAACGTGATAGGTTGACACATAAGAGCGCCGGTAATGAGCACTTTTAGGTATCCCGGCAAATCAGCAATCGCAGCCTCACCACCATTGTTTGACTGCCCCGCCATGCCGACCGCGAGTTGACTCGGCGGCAGTTGATTCTCCGCAGTGATGTTGTTGAGGGTGCAATACTTCTGCACTCCATCTGTATGGGCGCGACGTTCCGCGAAGTTGGTATAAACCGCCCATTTGTCGTTCAGGTAATTTTCGACCTGAAGTAGCTCCGCCGTGCTCAGGTAGCGGTCGTAAATGATAATCTCGGCAAACTCGACGTTTCCGTAGTTCCCCGCCGTATCCCAGCCGAGGCGAATTTGTGCCGAAGCAAGCGCAGTGCTGTATGTGTACGTGGTACTCTTGATGACGGCGAAGTTTTCGCGCAATTCGATGTGATTCTGCGCCGCAGAACGTCGAGTGCTCGTAATGACAAACTTATCGAGCGCCGGTCCATCCGCTGCCTGTAAGGCATCTACGCCATCAGTGCTGCCACCAGCTACATAACTTATTACCTCTTCCCCGCCGCTTGAACCGCGCCGCAGCGTGCCAATACCCTGGCTGAGTAGAACTTCGGTGGTGTTCACACGCGCGGGGCACTTGTGCACAATGATGATGGTGGATGCGGTCGTGGAAATGGCGTTCGCGCACGTCATCCGCGACGCGGTTCCGGTTACGCCGAGATATTGGAACGCAACGGTTCCCTTTCCGTTTTGGCCGGTGGGATGGACGGTGGGCTTAATCGCGTCACTGGACTGTGTGGCGGTTCGAGTGTTTCCACTCTTATCCAACCATGATGCAAGCAGGTTTGAGCCGTTTACGGTTTGGGTGTCAGCATCGGCCCCATCCAGCCATAGCGCGCAGTTCGGCAAGTCCGTTGGCGCTGTAATCGGGCCTGTATTGGACCGACGCCGATGCGTCGGCCCCATACGCCCAGGAAATCCCGCCCGCACCATGGACTAGGGGACCATCTCGTCGATGAACATTTTGCCATCAGCAGAGTCGCGGATGACGCCGATGTAGTTAGGGCCCTTATCCGGAACCTTGAAATACTCAGTTGCCCCACCAAACAACATGCTGTCGTTTATGGTAGCGGAAACGGCACCACTAGCGCGCTTAAAATGGCAGTCTTCCGTACAGCCGAGGCGAATAACTCGGGTTTCGGAGGCCAGCTTGACGGAGAGAGCGGCGGTGGCCGTCGCGGTGACAACCTGCGTTTGGCTTACCCGAAATACGCTTTGACCGTCTACGCCGGAGCCATATGCTTGAGCGTTAGCCCCCGCAATTACCGCCATTGAGGCAGCGATACTAAAAAGGATTTTCACGTAGTTACTTTCTTTCGCTCATTAAGCCACCAGTTTTTGACACTGGCAATTAAAGTTTAAGCTCTTACGTTTCGCAGACGCAGTAACCCCACATCTCGCCTATAACGCCGAACGTCGCAACGACCCCATCTTGCCCATAAAACGCTTCGATATAGTCGGAACTTCCATTCATCTGAACTATGGTCGTCGCATCGGCGCATAGCTTTTCATTTGCGGCAGCTTGATAGTCGAATCCAGACGCCTCATCTGTGGAATTGTTCTTTCTCACCACCGCGCTAAGTGCCGCTGCACCGTTGATGTTGGTCGATTGCACTCTCACATGAATGAGGTAGAGGCCCGCAACGGTTGGCTGAAACCGATAGTTAGTCGTCGAATCGAAAACGCTATCTGGGTCGTACACTTCCGTATCCAGAACCAATCGCACGTTTCCGACGTTGCCGTAGTTTTGGTTGGTTGTGCGCTTAACCTTGAAATACTGGCTGTTGATAGCCTTTGCTGTGATGCGCGGAGCGGTTGCGTCAGCCTCTCCAATCGCGAGCGGGTTATCGCGCCAAGCGCGGGCGATGGATTGGGTTACCGGCTTGTCCTGCGCGAGGCTGACATCGGAGAGAGTGGTAAAGGTAGTCACTGCACGGCTTTCTTGTGATTTATGCTAACCCGTAGCGGGTCCGGTCGGCAATTACGTAATGCGCGGCCCGATGGTGAAGTCGCTCATCAGGCCGAGGTCGTTTGAGATGTACATGTACGTCCGGCGCTGCTCTTCCGTCGCGCTCATCCAGTCCGGTGTTCCGTCAGGAGCGATAAGAGCCGCGCTGCCCACCGTGTTGGAGGCTTGAATAGCGGTGTATTCGTACTGGCTTCCCATCACGGTTTCCCGGCTTTCAGTAACGAGACAGCGGACAAGGTATGTGCCTCCGTCCATGCCCTGAATCAGCCGGGAGGAGATGTCCACAAGGTCTCCGGTCTTCAAGCTGGCGTCCTTAGCATCAAGCCGGAAGGTTACTTGTCGGGGAGTTTCCTTATAGCGGTTTAGCACCCGCAGGCCGATTTCGTCGGCAAGCTGGAGCGTCGGCACCCAGCGGTTCAGAATGGTGCGGGCGTTCGAGGTGCCGTAAGCGTTGACCCCCTCGCCGGTCGTATCAATCTGGATTGCCACCGAGCGGAAATTCTCAGGTTTCAGCTCCACCACCGCGCCGGTCGGGGCGAAGTACATAAGCACCTGACTGACCCGTTCCTTTGGTAGGTCTTTAACCGTTACCGAGCCAGCCAGGAAATGCTCCGTTTCGTTCAGAATTGGCGGCGTTTCCGAGGGCAGCGGAGGCACCAACACCTTGAACTTCACCTCAGCGTCGATGTCATCCCACCACATGTAGGAGCCGGTGCTTTCTTGGATCTCCTTAAGCAAGTCCTTTACGCCGGTGGGCACAGTCAGAAGCACGGTCGATGTCAGGCTCCCCAGCCAGGTATCGCCTTCGTCAGTCCAATCGGACAGCGGAATATAAGAGCTGGATAGGCCCGCATAATTCACGAGGAGGTCGTTCAGGATAGTCGGGATGTCTTCGGCGGTGTAACGGATGCAGAGCTGCACCTTGCTCCCCTCGTCGTGGGTATCTGCCGTCGTCCCATCACTGGCACGGGTGAGTCCGGTGAGCGTGTCGGTACTCTTACCGCTGTACGTCATAACCTCGTCATCAACCCGAATGGTGCCGGAGGTGGGATATTCCGCGCCAATGCCAGAGGGTGTCAGGGTGAGCGACGTGACAACCGCATTGATGTCTGCCGAAAGGCTACCTTTGCTCAGCGCAGGTGCTTTGGACTTCTCCGTATCTGCAAACCGCAGCGCGTCCTTACCGATGATTTTGACGCGGCCATTGGCGTCCGGACCTTCCATTCGGTCGATGAAGTAGGTGCGGGTCCGGCTGTAAATAGTCCGGTCATCGTCAACATATCCCTCCTTTATCCGCATCACACGGTTTTCAAGGTAGGGATTCCGGCCGCGCAGTTTGCCGAAGAATGTGCCGCGCTCTTCGGGGTCGTACGCACGGTCTGGCGTATACGGGTCAATCCCCCGGTCGTGGTGGGAGAAGTCTTGTATCTCAACAGTCACGGAGCCGGATACGGAAAACCCCTTAGGGTCTATTTGCACAGGCGCAATGTCTGTTGAGAGGATGCAGGGAAACACGTTCTCCCCTATCGGTAGGAAGGTTGATTGCGAGGTGAATGCGTAGGTTTTGACCGTCTTGTTGTAATTCGGGGTGTCCTGACAGGTGCTGAACGTGTTGAAGCACTTTTGGGAGCCCGTCAGACCGACCGACGCCGTGCACGGCGCAACGCCATACGACCGGCTGCAAAAGTCCAAATCCAGCTCCACCACCGTAATCGGTCGGCGGCCAACCTTGACGCGAAGGGTGTCATAGCTCGTCATTCGACCATGCCTCGCACGGGAATGCTTGCAGTCATGAATCCGTATCCCGATTGGATTGGTGCCGGAATATCGCCGTCAGTCATCGTAAATACGCATTCGGCGGGGTAGTTCGTCGGGTCAGGCAGGATAAAGAAGGGTTTCAGCTCCGCATGCCGGATGAAGGTGAGCCAGTAGCTACGCATCCACGCGTCGGAAGCCTGGTTGAGCTCAAGCGTGCTTCGCACCCCGTTGGCGATGACACTCCGGCCAAGGAATTCCCCGCCGTCCGATGTGCTGTCAATGAGCTGGGTAGCGCGGCCAAATTGCGGAGGCGTCCCGCCGATGTAAAGACCGCGCTCAAGCTGGAGCTTGGAACCGAAGGAAATGACCGCAATGCTGAACACGCTGGTGCAGGTGATCACCACCCGCCACAACGTCGCGGACTGGCTGGTGAAGGTGATGAGGCGGGGCGTGTTATCGGCGGGCGTGACGGCGGCAAAGCAATCCACGTAGGTGCTGCCGTTATGATACTGGAGCTTGATGGTGCCGCCATGGGAATAAAGGTTATGGCCGAAGAAGGCGAAATAGTCGGCAGTGTCCGCACCCGAAAGCGTCAGGTCAATATTGATGGTGCCGAACGTGGCAGGCTTGAAAAAGTCCGACGTGCGCCAGTCGTAAGCGTTCTCCACCGGGAAGCTGGCGTTTTCGCTGGACGCGGCGACCGTACCGTTTTCCAACAGGTTTTCGTAGCCGATAATGGGCATCATGAGGCTGACCCTGTGATTAGCAGGCGTGAGCCGTCAGAAAACGCATCATTCAGCCCCTCAATCAGGGTACGTATATCGTTCTTCGTATATGAGGAGCCGTACAGCGTGATTTTCACTTCTTTTGCCGATGTTGTGGATTGTCCGGCAGCAACGCCGGTGTCGGATGAAGAGGTGGACGAGCCGGATGAGCCGGACGAGGAAGCGCTGCCTCCGCTTGAACCCATGGTAGCCAATTGAGCGATGCCAGTGGCAGCGATAGCCGCCACGTTAGCGTATCCCATCATCGTCACCCGTGCCGATGTTGCGCCCGTGGGGTCGTACTTCAAAGCAGCAGCAGCGGCGACATGGGTTTCCATAACTGCCTGCGCGATCGCACGCGCTTTATCAAACGCAAGCATGGCAATCGCGATGGCTTTGTTTTTTCCAGCGAACACCTGCAGAAGACCCTGAATATTGTTCAGCGCCTTTTCACGCATTCCAACTTCTAAATCCGTTGCCCGCTGACGCAGTTGGGTAAGCTCATCCTGATACTGCATCTCCGCCTGTAGGCCCAATTCTCGGAATTCTTGTTCCGTAATTGCTTTGGCTTCGAGTGCTTCGCGCAACAGCTCTTGTTGCTTTTCTACGTCCATTGCCGCCTGTTCTTCCGGGCTTGCAAGGCTATAGCTAAAAGAGTCAACCTGTCCGGAGAGCTGTTCACGCAAGCGCGATGCCTTCTGTTGAGCCTGCTCCCGTGCCTTATCGACCTTAGAGTTGGCTGGCTTGGATAACGTCCCGAGAGTGAAACCGTCGGATGTTCCGGTATCAGCGGATGCCGGTGCTTGCTGTTTGGCGATGTATTCCGCGAGGATTTTCCGTCTGAACAGTTCCTGCTTTGCTCTGTCCGCCATCTCCCCCGGCGCTACAAACCATTCCCCACTATTTTTAGCTTGTTCCGCGACAGCAATGAACGCGTCACTACCCTTTCTGAACTCCGCATAGAAGCCGCCGATAGCCGCAGCTGCTTGGGTTGCGCCCACGATGATGTCCCCCAGGAGGTCGGCCATCCCGCGCAAGCCTTCCACTGTGTTGGGGTCATTCAATGCCTCCGTCATCTGGTTCACGGACGAGGTTACGGCGTCGAGGAAACCGCTTTCAGCCATTTTCGTCTGGAGGTCGAAGAACGCGTTGCCCATGCGGTTGAAAGCAGCCTGCGCCCCCTGTGCGGCCTCTTCCACGCTCCCGCCAAGCTCCTTGCGGACGGCGGCACCAAACTTCGGCAGGAAGTCGGTGGACAGAACCTCCCCATCGGCCACCATCTTCGAGAATTCTGCGGTGGTCTTTCCCATGGACTTCGCGGCGATCTCGAACGCCCCAGGTAGCGCATCACCAAGCTGGCCACGCAACTCTTCCATACTGACCACGCCTTTACCGGCGATCTGCTCAAGGGCCTTGAACACAAGCGCCGTCTGTTCCGCAGGAAGGCGCATGGAGGTAGCAGCCTCGCTCACGCCGATAAATATTTCCTTGGTCTGTTGGAACGTCAGACCAGCACGCAGGGCGGACGCGGAAAAGCCCGAAAATCCGTCTGTGGCGGTGCGGATATCCAGACCGAGACGGTTTGCCTCAGCACGGACGAAGGCTAGAGCTTCCCCGGCTACGCGTGCATCGCCGGTGGCGGCGAGCATCCGGTTCCGCATACCTTCAATTTGCACACCGGCATCAATAATGCCCTTCCCTACACGGAAAGCCGCATAAGCGGTTCCCATGGTCAGAATGGTGTTGCGGGCGCGTTTTACAGCATCGTCGAAGTTCGACATGCTGCGGACGGATTCCGTCTCAAACTTAGATACGCGGCGCTGGGCGGAGGTGAATGCGCTGGTAAAGCCTGAGTCGTCGGCTTTAAGCTCTACTACAACCTCGTCTAGTTTAACGGACACCCATGGAGGCTTTCACTCGTTCATCGTGAGCCTTGAACGCCTCGTTAATCTCCTGCTTTGAGGGTGGTTGAGTTATATCAACACCCGAGGATATGAGGTGGCCTTTCATGGCTGCTGTATATTCGTAAAAGGTCGCAGACCGGTAGGTTTCGGGCGACCATTTAAGAACTCCAAGGGCCGTACACATAATGTCCTCCCACGGCAGCTCTGTTATTGGGGGTCCGTCGCCTCCTCCGACTTTCCCAAGCTGAAACCCGCCATTGAACCATTGAGGAAGCTAACAATCGGGTCCATCACGGCCGGAGACGCATAGCCTTTCTCAAGGATTGCATTGCCGACTTGCTCAACCGTCAGCTCTTTATCGCCGGATGCTTGCAGGCCGTGGAAAATCACCTTTGCCATTTCTGTCACCGACAGGATGCCGCGCGCCTGCAATTCGATCATGCTCCGGCTAGTATCTCGCTCGATTGCGCGGATGGCAGTGAAGTCGGCACGCAGGACGCGCTCCTTACCCGCCAGTGTGATGGCAACCTCGTTGCGGAACGGGTCAGTCATGCTACTGCGGAAGCTTTACAGCGGTTGCGCTCACGCCAGTCACAGAGGACATGGAGATAGCGACGACGCCGGTGTTGGTATTGAAGCGACCAGCCGGGAACGGACCAACGAGAACCGTGGACGCACTGGGCACGCTGACAGTCTCGTTGCTCAGAGGGATATTCCCGTAACCCTCTTTGAAGAGGCCGGTTTTCTGGGTAACGACCGTGGCCGTCACGGCAGTACCGCCGCCGCGCAGAACCAGCAGGGAACGGCCATCGTTCGGCACGTACATCACGCCGGAAGCGTTGGCGAGCAAGCCGGTGACGTTGGTCCCGCTAATCGCAACAGTGGTGGGCGTTACGTTGGCAACTTGTGCCTCCGCCTCAGCGGCGAAGAAAGTGAGTGCCGTGGTAGTGAGGAGAGCTGCATAAAACAGCTTAAGGTTTTTCATGATGCAGTCCTTTCCTAGACGCGGGTTTTGACGATTTCGCCGTCGCTTTGCAGCGTGGCGGTAAACTTGTTGTCGGCGTTGTGTTCACCGCTCAGCTCAAAATCAGCAAGCGCAAAGCGACCGGTATAAACACGGCTATAGGTGTCGCCTGGGCAAATGATTTGGAAGTTGAGGTGTTCATTATCCTCAGCCGCGCTGCGCACTGCATCAGCGCCAAGGTCGTCGGTAAAGGTGCCGGAGCCCGATACTTCGATTGAATTGACGCCTGCGCCTTCGAGCAGCTTGCGGAAACCGTTGCTGTCCGAGTTGGTCACGTCAACCAGCTCATTATTGATTTTCACGCTTTTGCTTTGAAGCCCGCCGACATTGATATAGGTGCCGGAACCCGCTACAGCTTCCACTTTAATAAGTATCAGCCGACCTTTCTGAGAAGCCAAGGATTTACCCTTTCGTTATTGGCTCCATCATGTGGCTTAAACCGCTATCTCGGCAAGAACTAATTCACCAACACCTTAAACTCGATGACAGACTGATAAGTGCGCCCGTCGTCCTCTGGGAAATAAGTCGTCACCCCTTCATGCTCACAAAGCACGAGGTCATGGCTGGGCAATGCGAGATTGCTTTCCCGGCGATTGAGCGCTTCGAAGGCGGCAGCGCGGATTGCCAGCACAGTGCCGGGTCGATTCTCACGCGCAAAGCCTTGCACCCGCAGGCGGTGCTCCATACCGGAGAAGTCATCAGCCGCATAAGGCTGGCTTTCACAGGTGACCAGGACGAAAGGATACGTGGGATTTGTCGGGGGAACCACATGCACCCGTGTCGCCACCAATGCGATTATCTCAGCGCTCGCCTTGAGGGCCGTTTGAGCGGCTTCCAGAAGCTGGAGCGTGCTATCGGCCATTGGCCACCGTCCGAAGTGCTTCTGTTACTGCGTCGGATACCCTCTTTTTCATCCGGTCGCGGAGCGCCATGTAAGTGGGCCGGATGAAGGGGCGCGCAGCCATGCGACTGGTGCCGAATTCCAGAGGGCGGGCGTGCTTGGCAAAATTCCCCCACGCTACCGTCAGCCGGCTGCGCAGTTCGAAGAACATTTTACTGACCAATTCCCCTCTGTCAGTGTTGGGGAATTCGCCAGGCGAAGAAGCAATATGCGTCCGGCTACCGCGCTTGTAACCTCGACCGCTCCCGCTATTGGTCTGGATTTTCACAATGGCGTGGCTGTTCATTTCAGCCGCAGACGCCAACAAAGCCGCCTCGACACGGCGACGTGCTTCCGCTGGAATGCGACCGAGCTTGCGGTTTAGGCGCTGGACGTTGCGGACGGTCACGCCTCTGTCCCCATATCGAGGAGCAGGCGCAGGCCGACGTGTTCGCCAATCTGCCCAATTGAAATCACGTTGCAGTAAACGCCATCGACCAGAACGCGCAGGCCGACGCCGGAGGACGGGTCTTTTAGATCGGCGCGGTATGCGATGGTCATGTGACGCTGGACCATGGAGGACGGAGCGCCGTCATTCACGCCTTTGTACAGGCGGCGCGGATTGTCCCAAACGGCTTTCACGGTTGCTACGGTAGCCCATGCGGGCGGCGTTGAGTCCAAATCTCCGCCAGAGGCCGTCAGCCGCTCAATCGTCGCGTCAAAGCCATGCTTGGCAACGGTCGTCACCAGCATGGCCGAAAGGCGCTCATTAATGGTCATGTGCGGACGAGTTTCACCATGCCGGAGCCGCTACCGGTCAGCTTGCCGATTCCACGCAGGAGGACGCGCACGTAATCGTAAGACTGGGTAACTTGCGCGGTGTCGTATTCAACTTCCACGTCGCCAATGCGCTCACGCTTTACCGCGTTTGCAGCACCACCGAGCGACATGGGCATAAGGCGACCACCGAGAGCGAGGTTTGCCAGCTCACAGCAGGCGTTTTTCACCGGCGTCGGAATACCGGAGAGCGTCCGGCCCTCACGGTCATAGGCGCACACGCGCGGCCAACCAAGGGTTTGGTCAGTGTCTTCGAGCTTCCCAACCCACGAAAAAGCCGCATCAAGGAAGCTGGTGGCTTCGATGATTGCGGCTTCTTGTGCGGGTTCGAGGGCTGCTTCCCACGTCACTTGCTGACCCCGAGCGGTCAGGTAGGCGGTTACGTCATCAACTTCGACGTATGCATCAACCCCGACTTCCACGGATTACTCACCCTGCTTCTTGCCGGGCTTGCGCGGTTTGCGCGGACCATCGACGTTGAGCGGAGCTTTGGCAACTGGCGCAACCGGCGCGTCGGGTGCCACCGGTGCAACTGGCGCAGGAGCATCCTCAGGAGTAGAGACCTTTACGGCCTTGGGCTCCTTACCCTTTAGGAACGCATCCAGCCCAACAACCTCGACACCTGCAACGCCATAGGCAGTGCGGATGGCATCGGTGTTCTTGCCCTCATCCACTACGACGCGGTCGAACTTCTCAGTCTCACGCTCGTTGAAGTAATTGGCGTTGCGGAACGCGACCTTAACGCCGAGGGCGGAGATGGCATCAGCCACCCCCTCCGCACTGACGGAACCATGTTGGTAAAAACCGATTTTCATGGTTGCCCCCTATCGAGCTACGACCAGGCGGACACCCGCGAGGCTCTTGTGGGAGGTAACATTCTTGTCCCAGTTGCCAGCAGTTGCGACAGTCGCAGCAGCGGGGTTTGCGCCGCCGCTGGTGGTGTCCCACTTGAAGCCCTTGAGCTGGATGTTGTAGGCGCTTTCACCTTGGAAACGGGTGATCACGTTTTCATTGCCGAGGACATCTTGGCTGAATGTCTCTGCTTCTTCGGAGACTTTCAGGAGAGCGCCAGCGTCGGTCAGACCGAGGATGACATACTTGTCAGTCGGGCCAAGCGCGTCGCAGTCGGTCACGAGAACCGGACGGCGCAGCGTGGGTACATCGCCGTTGTAAACACTGATGCCGCTGTCATTAAACTGCGGAGCAGTACCGCCGAGCATGTTGCCGAGTAGAGCGTGGTGAGCAGCACCGTTCATGACCCACAGCTTCACCTGAGAAGATGCGTCACCCATCAGGGCAAGAGCAGCATTCAGGTTGGTGTGGCTCATCTTATTGTCGCTGCCAGCGCCGGACACGTCCTTATTCACTTCGGTTTGACCGGAGAGAGCGGCGTCGAGCGCGGCAATGGCGGTGTTGAGCATTTCCTGCTTCACTTCGTCGGCCATCGCTTGACCGGCGAGAACGGACGCCTCGTCAGGAGACATGCCCATGGAGCGGAAGGCACCACGGTCCACGTCAACCGGGCCGTACTTGCGCTTGACCTTGACGGAGATGTTCTCGTCCATGGTCATCTTGATCGGAGTGACAGCAGAAGAGCTAGTCACATCACGACGAGTAAGCGCGGTCATGTTCTTGAAGAACGCCAGCTTTTCGTAATCGCCGGTCAGCGCTTGGTTGAGCATACGCAGCGCACCAGCGGATGCGCCGTTGAATGCGTCGGTGTTTTGGGTGATGCGCTCGTAGAACGAGGTCGCCATGAGCATGTCATAGGCGAAGACATCGGAGAGTTTGGTAGAAGCCACTGTTATTGTGCTTTCTGTTCATTATTGACCTTTTGCCGATAGGCGTCAGCACCGAGTTCCCGCATCGCAGCGGCTTTCTCGGAGACCGTCATTTCGGAAACCTTCTTGGAGGTAGCACCACCACCCCCACCGCTCTTTCCGCCGCCACCGGTGTTATCACCAGCAGAGATAAAGGGCTTGCCGTCTGTGGTTGACCACGTTTTCACGAAGTCGCCCACCGGCTTGCCGTCAATCATGACCCCGCCATCATTGACTTCGACCTTGCGGGAAGAACTGAGATCAGCCTTCACCGCGCGGAGAAATTCCTTTGCCACCCCAGCTTCACCCAGCGCAGAAGTAAGCTGACTGTCGATGATGGTGGAGTTGAGCTTGGCCTCAGCCGCCTCAGCACGCTTTTCGGCCTCGGTCAGCTTTGGCGCATACTCGCCTTCAATGCGCTCACGCAGCTTCGCAGGGTCAGAGTCTTTATCCTGCTTGTTGCGATCTTCTTCCCTGAGACGTTTAACTTCGTCTGGGTCGATGCCTTCGAACTTCTTTTTAAAGCCTTTCAGCTCATCCATCAGTTCGGTGTTTTTGGATTTGAGACCCCCGGTCTCGGCAGCGATTTTATCCGTCACCTGCTTGTTTACGGCTTCTTCAATGGCCGCTTTAACTTCAGGCGCTTCAAGGTCGATAGGCATTTCGTTCAAGTCCCCAACTTGATTATTTTTGGTCGGCATTACCCCCGGTAAGACCTTTCCCTTAAACAATGGGGCTCAAGCATTAAACCTGTCAACGAATATTCCTAAGCTGCTCCAGCGTCAGCGGCCTGCCGTTTTGGTCAACCAATTCTGAAAGGGTAATCTGCTTTGTGCGGTAAAGCTCAGCGCGGCCTTTACCTAAAAGGCTATCCACGTCTTGCACGGACTTCCCTTTGAGGAATGTTTCAAAGTCCACGTCGTCGGCAGGAGCGCCGCCGAGGCTTTCCACGATGACGGGAATTTCAGTGCTGCGGCAATTCGGGTGGCGGGGAGTTCCCCCATTGTAGGGCAGCGAGTGACCCACGGGCTTGTAGCCAGGGAGCGACCAGACCTTGCCCGCGTAGGAGATGCAGGTGTGCGAGGTGCGGCCATCGAGGACGCTGATTTGCTGGAGCCCCTTGAACACGTCGGGATTGTCCGCAACCGCCTTGCGTCGTGTAGCGCCAACCACGGAGCTACCAGCGCCTCGCACGAGTATCCGCGCCATGCGGCGGGATATGGACATCAGGCCATCGGCATATTGCAGCTCCCGCGTCCCACGGATGCGCTTGACGAGGTCAGCGTCACTCTCCCCGCCGATGAAGCCAACTCGCATCTGTTGCGCGAACTTCTGGCGCATGGAGGCGGATTGCTCAGCCCACCATTCCTTCATGGGAGCGCCGGAGATAAGCGCGGTATCGACCAACTCCAGTGCCGCCGCAGCCGGGAGAGCGATGGTGACGAGGCTGCTCTCAAACAGGTCGTTTGCCGCCCCTACGAGATACGCAGCCTCGACTTCCGCGAGCTGCTGCATTTCGCGCCGGTGGTAGGATCGCATTTCGCTGTAGGTCGCGGTGATGAGGGCGGCTACTTCCTCAATCATCTTGTCCAGCCGCTGTTGCCGGTAGATTTGCCGCGCCGGTTCCGATGGCGCGATTGTGATGATGCTGGTGGCTATCGCCTTATCGAGAAGGCTTAGGAAGCGGTCCAGTTCATTCCGGACAGAGACCTGGTGACGTAGAAGGTAGAGCTGGCGTTTGCGGAGAGTTTCCGCCAGCCGCTCGTTACGCTTCATCTGTCACCGCCACAGACTGCGCAGCGCCCGCTTCATCAATCAGCGCCTTCTCAGCCTCGTAATCGCGTGCGCCGCTAACCACCTCGCCCTTCACCAGAGATTCATAGAACGATTGCGGGCTCAGGTTGCCGGACATGACCGCTTGCAGGAGCGCGGTAATCTGCTGGGGAGGCATGGATACGGCGAGGAAGTCAGTATTGAGTTTCACGGTGACCGCATCACCGGCACCCTGCCAACCTGCCATAATGGTCAGGACGCGGGTAAGCCCACGGCTGACAGAGTTCACCAGCGCGGCAAGGCTGCTGTTTTCGCCTTGGCGCTTTTGGGCAATGGTGTCGGCTGCTTCTGCATCGCGCTTCTCAGGAGCCAGCATTCGAGCCCCGAGTGCGGCCATCTGGGCTTCCTTATCCTGAATGGCATTGCGGAGCTGACCAAGGCCCTCCCCCTTGAATTCCAGATACGTGGCTTTCGCCTGTGCGTCGGAGAACACCCACGCCGTGACCGAGCCAATCCGGTAAGAGTCATCGTCGTCGGCAGACACACCGGAAATCACCGCAGTCGGCAAACCGGTGAAATGCAGGCCGTGCTCCATGTCGGCGGTGTTGCGATAGTGGGCCAGGTTGACCACAGCCAGGTCGTAGAGCACAGGGTCATGAACGCAGGGCTCGCCACCCTCAGAGCTGAAGAATTCGAACGGGATCGCGTCCATGGGCTTCCCGCCCTTTGTCGGCATCACTTCCAGCGCCAGCGTCCACGAAGTGACACGCGTGCCGTTACTGTTCTCCACCCATACCGACTGCTTGTAGACGCCACCTATCAGCTCAAGCACGCGGTACTGAATTTTCTTCGTCACGCAGAACATATCGGCGGGGTCAATAACCTCAGTGCACTCGCGCAGAACCACGAGGCTCAGGACGGACTTTCCGCCCACCTGTGTGGTCCGCCAGTTGATGATGTCCTCAGCCTTGTAAATGCTGGCATAGACGCGAATACCGAGTTTATCGGCCACGTCGAGTGTAACTACTTTCCCGGATGCGACCGCGCCGACGTTGGGGTAGTCAACCAGCACGCCAACCCGGTTAACATCCATCAATTCCTCAACGATGTTCTCGGCAAATTGCTCAAACGGCGTGCCGGTGAGCGTCATATCCTGAATTATGGGCTTGAACGCGTCCTGATGTTCCAGCTTGGCTTCCTTACGGAACACCATGCCGGTGAGCGCATCTTTTACCCGGCCCGTGGCATTGAAGAAGGTTGCCCGCTTCTTATAGGCGTCATACTCGGCGTCGCTTTGGTCGCCGAGCTTGGGTAGGTATTTAACGCCAGCCGCTTGAATGGCCTTGTGGCCCTGCGTCACATCCCGCATCAGGCACCAGCCTGCGACGTGCGCCTCATAGTCAGGGTGGAGTGTATTTACTGGCATGAAATCGTATTAAGCACCTTTAAGTTTGAGTTTCTTACCGCCAGCGCTGGAAAGCATCAGCTCAGTTAAACCCCATACCGCAGCATCCATTCGGTCAGGGCTTTTGTCAAACGTTTCTGGGTTATAGCTGCAAAGCTGGCTTTCGAGCTTATCGAAGTGTTTAACGTGCACTACCTCGCCACGCTCATAAAGCGCTGCCACAGGCTCAAGCCGGATGGCCTTACCACGCGACGCCCGCACCGCCTTAAAGTTTACGGTCGGGTCTACAAACCGGATATTCCGCTCCACAAGGTCGCCCCCGTTGTTCACTTCCCCCACAATGATATCGGCTTGGTAATGGTCATACACATTAAGCGCGCGGCGAGCCCATTGGTCAGGCGTCAGGACGCCGCTCACGTCTTCCAAGACATACGCCTTGCCATCATCACCCTTGCCCACCACAACTATCCCGCATTCGTCGCTGGTCGAGGTGGCGGTAACGGCAGGGTCAATCGCCACGATGACGCGCAGTAGCCGGGGGAGCGGTTTACCGTCGAGGTGGCTAATCTGTTCCCTCTTGATTTGCCCGCCCTCAGCGCGGAACTTCCAGTTACCGTGCAGCAGGCGCATTTGTTCCTGCATGGACTGGGCTTTGAGGTTGGCGAGGTAGCCGGGGTCGGCTTCGAGGAGGATTTTGTTATCGAAGATGCTGGAGGCAATGAACGTGACGCTCTTCGGCTCCGTCCCCGCCCCGTAGGTTTCAATCAGCTCTTCAGCCGTATCGGCCCAGCGCAGGGTGTCGTTTATGTTCACGAAGTAGCGGATGACGCCGGAGCGTTCCGCGATGGGGTAGCCGTCTTCACCAATCCACCAGGCGATGAATTCCGCCACCCAGCTATCAGGGTCAGGATTACAGGTCGCGCGGATGTACGGCTTTATCCCGCAGGTGGAGCGGTTACGGCTCATCATGTAGAAGAATTGCTTGCGGGTGAAGTGTGTCAGCTCGTCAAACAGCTCAAGCGGGATTTGAGAGCCCTGCCAGTTATAGACACTCTTCTCGTGCTGGAGGTGCGTCATCGTGACCGTGGAGCCCTTTGGGAAAGTCCACTGATGCGGCTGCTCGATACTCACCCCACCCATATGGCGGTAGAGGCCTTGGCTGGTATCCCAGAGACCGCCCTCGTTTGTGATCTGCGTCGTATCGCGGCGGAAGAACACGGCACCAAAGGCGGGATTGTCGATGTTGCGGAGCGGTTCCATGAGGAGTGCAAAGGTCTTACCCCCGCCTGCTGACCCGCCATAGATTGCAATATCAGCCGGGCATGACAGGAATTGTTCCTGTGGTCCCGCCTGCGGTCTGATTTCCATATACCCCCATTAAGGGGTGAAGATTGACATTACGGCAAACAAAAAGCCCCGTTAAAGGGGCTTTCTCATTCATACACCGAAGAGGGAGAAGCTATTTCTTAGTCTGAATAATCTTCACACGCACTTCGTTGGTGCCGGTCAGTGAGGCGGACGGACTGACCCGCAGCGCGGTAAAGGGCTGAGGCGCGGTAAAGCTGACGATGGTCGGAGTTACCGTATGCACGCCAATGGTTTGGGAGATACCGGCAGGGCTGCCGTCAGCCAGCACCGGCGTTACGACGGCATTACCGATTGCCGAACCGCTAACAACGAGCATTGCATCCGCAGCGATGTCAAAAAGCTTACCGTCAGTGATGGCAGTACCGGAGTTAATGATACCAGCACGCACGTTGAAGTCACCGTTGCTATTGGCCGTAGACTTCGAATACGTCTGTGCTTGCGCAAGGCTCGACACGAACACCGCAGCCAAAAGCGCTACGCTAAAAGCCATTTTATTAATGAATTTATTCACACATTTATCCTTTGATTATTTCCTGAATGCTGGGACAGCTAAAGGGTGGCGTCAACTATTTTGTTTCGCGCCCGTTGGCCGGGATATACAGCACCGTCGTCGCCACGGGGTTATCTTTATCCCCGGCGTGGGTAACATCCACTTTGTTGCCGAACCGCTTGGGCATCAGCTTGGAGAGATACCATTGGCGAGCGTCCACCTGGAGCTTAGCCTTTAGGACTGTTTCCTTACTCAGACCTTTGAGTTTTGCCTTGCTGCGCTCACTCTCCTCAATATCCTCAAACTTATCGAAGCGGTCGCCATTAGGAAGCTCCCAACAAATCCCGTCCGGCAGCTTGTCGGGTATCTCAATCATTTCCTCATAATACTGCTCTGCACGGGTCTCGCGTGCGCACGCGTACGCTTTCGCAAAGTCAGGATACTTCGACAGCCATAAAAAGAACGAGGTCACACCCACATCATGCCGACGACATGCCTCATGCACCTTAAGGGGCTTTTGCAGTTCCTCACAAAATGCGATATCCGCACATAGCAATGCAGCCAGCTTAGGGGAATAGAGGGTTGGACGCCCCTTGGTCGTCTTTACCATAACCTTCGCTTTAGCCTGTGCCTTCTTGCTCATAACCTACGGTACGACACCCGCCAGAGGAGCGCCAACACAATTCTTGACAGCGTTTATCTTTAAGTTCAGGCTTTAAAGGTCCACAGGACACATAAACCCCAATGAACAGAAAGAACTAACATGGCATTCGTCGTAATCGCCCTTATCGCTGCCGGTGGCCTACTCGTAGGCGGTTTTCACCAAGGGCAGGCAAATCCCCAGGCGGACGGCTTCCTCGATTCCAAGTCGAAAGCCTTCGAGCGTCTTTAGTCGCACCTGAAGAAATGGCTCCCCACGAGGGAGCTTTTGTTTTGGCGGGATAACCTCCATTTACCCCCTCGAATAGCGGCTACACTTTCTGGTATTACTGCGGAGTGATTCAATCCTCAGGAGCCGTCATGACCGAAATGCTCTATGTCGTCACCGCCGAAGTCCTTAACCGCGAACAGGACGGCCAAGACCCGCAGGACGGAAGCCCGCTGCAAAAGGTCTACACGAGCCGCGAGACATGGACCTTTCCAGCCGCTACACCAATTGGCGATATCATGACCGCCGTGGGTCAGTTGGGCGGTTCTGTGATGAATGTTTCGATCAACGAAGACCGCGTGACCGCTCAGAAAGTCCACGAAGAGCGAATGGCTGCCATCAAGGCAAAGCGCAGCGCTGAAGGTTAGTTGGCTTCGCCGCCAGCATGATGAAATAGGAAAGCGGGTATGACCGAGAAACGCGACATTCGCATAGTTGGCCTGACCAGACCCCCTGCTTTTGAGGCTGCTATGCCCCCGACTTCGGTATGGACCAAATTAGGCAACCACCCGCTGCTGCTGGCTGCCGTCGCCAGCCTCACCTCGATTGTCTGCGTTGTGCTGCCCATCTACCTCGCCCAGCCGGACACGTCGGATTACCGGAAACGTATTTCAGAGCTGGAAATCGAGCTGCAACAGGCAAAGGATGAGCTTAGCGCCGCCCGCGACAAGATCGCCGTATCTCCTCCAGAGCTGGTCAATGTTGAGGCCATTGTCATCCCACACGGTCAGCCCGTTGGGATACTGGACAAGAAATACATCGCGACTGTAACGGCGATTAGATCGATGACAGCGGAAATACGCCTGAAAAAAGTGGGCGATAACACCGACTTCACAGACACGGTGTTCATGACCGTGGGAAGCAGGATCAATTTAAAATACGACGACTATGTTTGCCTTTTCGCGGTGACCGATGTGGACGCGAACAGAGCCGTCGTACACACCGAATGCAGACGGCAGGCAGTAGAACCGAAAGGCTAGGGCTCCGCCCTCCCGCGCCACAAGCATCTTCCGCCCAGCTTCACTGCGTTGCAGCCGGTTCCCCGCGAAGACGCTTGCAGCTTGTCACCCGCTGTTCGCCACGAGGCAGGAGTGCATGGGGGCACTCTGCTCTCTATTTGGGTTACGCTTTCAGGTAAATCACGCCGATCATGATGACCGAAAGGCCAATCCAGATGATGTGGGTTGGAAAGTCTGCCATCCTTTGTGTGCTGACACACCAAATAATGCCTGAGGTGTTTGCCGCCATGAGGAACAGATTGAACCAGACGAAGAATGTGTTGAACATGCCCATCACACACCCTCCTTATCTGCCTCGGGGGTGGCGGGCATTGGTGAACAGTATCGGTCAGCTATTCTGGCCTGCGCTTGGTAATAATCACGCATAGCTGGGCCGACATAAAGAACGAGACAGAAAAGCGGTATCGCAAGGTATCCCATCACTTCCCCTCCGTCTGTGCCTGCGCTGCCTGTGGGGCGGCTGGAATCGTTTGAGGCATCCAGTGAGTGGGTTGATTGCGAGCTATCCCAGAACGCCACCATTCACCGTCCGGCTGAGTGAGCTGTGGTTTTCTGTATCGTCCACCAAACACCCAAACATCATCTTGCGGCTCATTACTTGCAACAGGCGCTGTTTTAATCGGCTGCCACCCGCTCACCTCGGGCTTTACCATGGCGGCGGCGAAGGCTTCCGATGCGTCAGCTTCAATAGCGCCTTGGAATTCATTTTGAGGGTCGTACAGGAACATCTCTCCCATGATTTTAGGGCCTGTAAGATACCACCCGTTCGGCAACTCAATCCGCTCGGGCGCCTCTGTGTTTTTTACGTTATCCATGTGAAGTTTGGCTTTCGTTGATTTCTTGTTCAGCCTTGGCAACCATGGCTTTTAGCATGGCAAGGGTGTTGCCTTGTTTAGCCATCCATCTTTTGACCTTGAAGTATGTATTGATGTCGGGCGCCTTGCCACTTGCTATCCGAGACAGCGTGGCGTGGCCGCATCCAATCTCTTTACCAATCTGGCGAGACGACGCATCGCTAGATAAGAGAATCGCTTTAAAGCTGTTACAGAAGGCTACCGTTTCCGGTTCGTCTTTACGTCCCATCGCCTAGTTACTCCCTTGTTGGTTTAAATAGGCTGTGGCCTTGGCTACTTCCGCCTCTAAATCTTCGTTAAAGCTACGGTCAAATCCTTCATTTTCAAAAACAACCTTCTTGTCTATTTCTGTAACCAGTCTCACCAGCTCCCGCACAATCCCCGCCGCATCATCTTGCGCGGGGGTGGGTTCAGGACGGGAAAACAGTTCAGCCAACTTTGGATTAACTCGCGCGGGATTCTCAAGACTTTGCGCGAACTCCTTAGCGTCATCCCCCTCAAGTACAATTCGTGTAGAAGGTTCAGGTGCAGGGCTATCCTTGGTTAGGGCTGCACGCTCAAGCTGGTTGATGTATGCAAGCAGTATGGTCAGGACGCCTTGACCATGGGCGTTAGGGACTAGATGAAGGGCCAACTGTATATCAACCTTCTCACTGCGTTCTAGGCGATGCTGCAAGTCATTAGTTTTGGCATCATGTTTAGCCAAGGTCAGGATTGCTCCGTCAATTGCAGCTTGAACTGAAGGAGTCCGCGCTACCTCTTCCCCTGCCTGTGGTTGGGCGAGGGCTTTACGCGCATTTTCCACAAACTCAATCGGCACGCGGGCCTCATGGCACAAAACCCCGTTAAACATCTTCGGCGGGTCGGCATAGGTAACGGCGTTAATCAGGTGGTTTAATTCATCCCTGACCACACTCTCCGCACCGTATGGCGCAGCTTGCCCTACTCGGTGCTTGGCGATAAGACGCAGGAAAGATTTAGTCCCCTCATAACCTTTTACTAAAACCACGTTATCGGCACGGGATAGCTGTTTCAGAACCTTTTCACCGCCTTGAGTGTTGGGTTTGCAGCCTCCACCTTTGCTCTCGATGTGCAGGTCGTAATCAGGCAGATAGAAGTCTAGGTTTTTTACACCGCGTTCAAACGCTATACCTGCATCGATAAGAGCTTGGCTTATTAGCGCCTCCTCGGGAGTATCGTTCACATCCGCCGTGGGTACAGCTTCCCCTACCGTTGGGGCTTGAGGTTCAGCAGAGTGGCCCTCGCATTCAATGGGATGAGGATTAATCACGGGCCAGCTCCTCAGCACGTTCCGCCTCAGCGGCGGGGTCAGGTTTAAGGATATGGCGCACGGCTTTAACGACGAGAGCACCGAGAATGGCGATGACGGGCAGAGCGATAACGGCGTAATAGATCACCTGCACGATAATGTCGGCGTAGGCTTGGAGGACATAGGGGTTGTTCACATTGGGTTACTTCTTTGGGGTTTTGGGTTTGACCGGCACAAGCACGCGGACCTCTTCAAGGCCGTCGCGCTCCAGCATCTTGCTGTTGGGTTTAGCGTAGCCGTTCATGACGTTTGCCAGCGCCTGGGGGAGAATGCCGTAGCTTTTAGCGACGACGATATTGCCGCCGCGCCGTCCACCGCTCCGGCTGACCTTGTGGTTCTTTTCAATTTGCTCGGCCAGATGAGCGAGATAGTCCTCGCGCGTGGTGCATTCGAGTTGGATGGTTTTCATGGGTATTCTTTCGTTTAGGATTTGTTGCGCTCGTTTTGTTCGCCCCACAGGAAACAGGGGAAACCGACCGCGAACGCGATAGCCAGCAGGGTAAGCAGGCCCTCGTCGGTCATGATGAGGATGGTGAGGATATCGACCATTACGCGCACCCCCGCTTTGTTTTGCGGCGCTCGCGGCCGGTGTAAGCGTCCGACTTCACCCAGTTGGCGGGAACCTTGCCGGACCACTGGTAGACCTTGTACTTGCAGCCGGTCTTAGCGTTGGTTTCCCAGCGCTCAGCGTCCGTTGCACCGAGCGCCATCAGGAAACCGGCCTTGCGGAGGCGCTGGATGTCTTTTGACGGGCAATTGCCGCCAATCTCCACCTGTGTGATTTCCCCGTTGGCAACCAGCCGCACCATCGCCCGATCAAGGCGGCTCTTTTTGTGCACGCAGGCGGTTTTGGATTCAGCCGGCTGAGTGCCGAACATGCTCAGGAAGCGGGAGAGGAGTTTCATCTATGCGCCCTCCACTACCAGACCGGCGCCGCCGCAACGTGTGCAGCGTTCGCAAGTGATCGTCCAGCCCTTACGCTGATAGCTTGCGCGCTCAGCTCCGGTGAAGTTGCTGTATACGGTATGGGGGGGGGTAGCCGCCTTTTTATCGGAGACCAGCTTTTCACCTTTACAGACGGAGCCGCTGCCATCGCAGCCCTTGCACATAGCAAGAGGCTGACCATCACCGTTTTCGCACGGTACAGCCTTGAACTTGAGCGGCATGGGTGCGCAGTTGGGAAGCTCAGGGGTGCGGGAGCGGGCCATTACACTGCCTCCCCTTGCAGGCCATGACCTTCGAGAACGTCGATCTCAATGCAGGCGATGCGAATGGACATTGCGTGGGCATCTGCGTCGCCTCTAGTCTCGTGCAAGCAGTTATTCACGATGACCTTTGATGGCATGTCCCCGATTACACCAGGATAGACATTCACCCACCCCTTAATGCGCTTCGGCTCGACCCATTCGGCTACGAGGTCACACGGTTTATCACCTTGACTAAACCAATGACCATCGCGATGCCACGTCTCCTGCCCGTATCCATCGATAACGCCAACGACTTCATGTTCACCGCCCACCGTCGCGAACGGATTAACGCCATAGACATATGCTTTTTTACCATCCCGCGTCCGGTAATATTTCCCTGTTTCAAGCGTCAGGGTGTTTGCTTCATTCATAGTCCTCACTTTCTATTATGGTTAAAGACTGAACAGTGCAGCGGCGGCCATAAAGGCACCGAATGCGAAACTTCCAAGCATAATGCTGGCGGTGATACGCTTCTTCCAGAACCAGTCTGAAATCATATCAAGCGGGGTTAAGGCTTTAACGGGGTTATAGGTCATCTCGGTATTCATTGGGGTTGTTCTCCTTTGTTGAAAGCATCCTCACACACATATTTTAGGTTGTAAATACATTTTTACTAAAATTATAAGTTGACGTTCATAAAGGGTCGGAGCACTATCCTTAAAGCCAATAGGCGAACCTTTAACCCCAAGGAAGATACTATAATGACCACCACCGAGATTGTCCGGCAGGACAACGACGGAGCGCCTATGCTTAGCTCCTCACAAAGCATGATTGCCGTTATCGAACGCGCCGCAACTAACCCCAACGTCGATATTGAGAAGATGGAGAGGCTTCTTGCGCTGCAAGAGCGCATTATGGACCGCGATGCCGAAATGGCGTTCAACGCTGACTTCTCGAAGATGCAGGGCTACATGCCATCCATCACAGAAAATGGTGAAATAACCAACAAATCTGGTGGGGTGCAAAGCAAATACGCCAAGTTTGAGGACATCAACGCTGCTATCAAACCTGTCCTGCAACAATTCGGTTTTGCAATCAGTTTCCGCACAGGCTTTGAACAGAAATCCATTTTGGTGACGGGTGTTCTGACCCACAAGCACGGTCATAAGGTCGAAACCACCATGGCGCTCCCGCTTGACGTGAGCGGCAGCAAAAACGACGTTCAGGGCGTTGGCTCCTCCACCAGCTACGGAAAGCGCTACACCATGTGCGCCCTCCTCAACATCTCCACTGGCGGCGAAGACAATGACGGACAGAGCGTCGGTGTGAAATACATCAGCGACATTCAGCGCGACATCATTTTGGAGAAGCTGGATAAGGCCGGAAGGACCGCCGAGGAGCTTTGCAAGTCGCTCAAAATCCAATCGCTCGCAGATATTCAAGCCGCATGGTTTGACAGCGTAATTGCCAAATTGAACCAGAAAGCCGCGTAATATGGTGGCGTTCTTCATCATCGACAGCGTGGAGAAGCGCAAGGCGGCGGCAAACTATGTTGCCCGCATTGCGTCCAAACCGCTGATGTCGGTCGAGATTAAGCCGTACAAAAAGAACCGCTCGCAGGCCCAGAACCGCCTTTATCGCATGTGGCTTGGCATCATTGCCGAGACCACCGGCGAAGATGATGACGACCTGCACGAGCAACTTAAGGCCCGCATTTTGGGGTTTGAGAGCAAGATTATCTTAGGTGAGGCCGTGCGGATGCCAAAGAGCACCACCAAGATCACGGTGGACGAGTTTTCACACTACCTCAATGCCGTTGAACACCTCGCCACCGAGTTAAACATCACCCTACCGATGCCCGACGACGCAGCCTATGCGCTGGGTCGATAACCAATAAAGGAGAACGTATGACGTGAATTTGAATATCATCGAAGAGTTGAAGCTGGAGCAAGGAACGCCGGAGTGGCACGCGGCCCGCGCCGGTTGGGTTACAGCATCCGAACTTTCCAGCCTCATGGCCAAGGGCGAAGGTAAAACCCGAGCCAAGTACATGCGTCAGCTTGCCGCCGAGCAGTTGCTTGGCCGCAGCGCCGCCAGCTTCACCGGCAACGTCTACACCGAAATGGGAAAGGAATACGAGCCGAAGGCCCGCCAGTTGCTTTGTGAGGAGCTTGGCGTGGAAATCTCCGAGACCGGCGTTGTCCGCAACCACGAAGTCGGCATGTCATGCTCTCCCGATGGATTGATTGGCACCGACGAGATGGCAGAATTCAAATGCTGCATTCCCACGGTGCAGATCGAGCGCTTGGAAAAGGGTACTCTCCCCACTGAATACGCCATGCAAGTCCAAGGGAGCCTCTTAGTCACCGGCCGGAAGGCTTGTTGGTTCCAGAGCTATTCACCCGACCTCCCCCGCCTGGTTGTGCGCGTTGAGCCAGATTATGCCAAGCACGCCGAAATCCGCGCGGCGGTCACGCTGTTCAGAACGGAGCTTGCCGAGTTGGTGAAGTCGATCCGGAGCAAATACTAGCCATGACTGCTGCCCTTCCATCGAAATATCAAAGCGCCCAAAGTTGGGCAGATGCGGCGCTGGCGAAGCTGGCAACAATGGCTTTGGACGACCGGCATATTTGGTGCGCCACCAAACCTGCCGGTCAGGCTTATTTCAACTACCGCCGTGTCAGCTATGTAGCCAAAACCTTCCCCGGCTACCGCCAGCGCTTCGAGGAATTGGGGATTTCGGTAAGATGAAGCGCAACTGCCTCGCTTTATTTGGCAGGCGGTTCGACCCCGAAGCCTTGCGGCGCACGCGCCTATGGTCAGGCATCACGCAGTCGCAGCTTGCTCATATCGTCTATGACTTCGAACACTCCGGCCCTAAACGCATCGAGAAGCTGGAGACAGGCGTTACCGGCCCCAGTCTCATGACCGTCAAGAAACTTTGCGAGGCGCTGAATTGCAGCCTCGACACGCTCGCGCCGAAGCTAACCAAGTAATTCCCGCGTTCGCTCAAGCAGCATCGCCTCAGTCCCATATGTGGCTTCAAAGCTTTTCTGCCCCTTGTGGATCGCGTGGCCGAAGGGCAGCGGGGATTGAGCGGAGTGGTGAGCAAAACATAACGGAATGGCGTCTAGGTGGCTGGCACGTTGGCCCATCCCCTGCCCGTCGCGCGGATGGTGGATTTCGGCGGGGCTGCAACAGCGCTCACCAGTCTCAGGAAATACGACAACGCAGCCGAGGGCGGCGACGCGAGAAAGGTGGAGACGGTCGGCGGAATTCATATTGACCCCATCTTACGCCGTCAAATAACGTTAGGCACGGTTTAATGGAGACTTTTCATGAATATCAGGCGCGGACTATTCCGGCTTTGGCTGGTCATCTCCGTCATGTTCGCAACAGTGGCGCTTCTGGTCGCGTGGGGCGATATATCCGCGGAATTTCAGGCAGCGGAAAAGCGCGCAGCCATTCCCAATTCTTCGAAAAACCTGCTGCCGATGGGGTGTTGGGAAAAACGCGGCGTGCCAGAGGTCGATTATGTCTCCGCTCATCCAAAAGGCGAGTGCAATCCATGGGAGGCAGTGTGGTACACAGTCCCCAAGCTAGAGAAGCTTTTCCCCGAATACACCAGCACCCTACCAAACTTCTTCAACCTTCAGGAAGACGCTTATAGAAAAGCTGGCGTTCCGTTGAACGAAGCACATCCATGGAAACTCGTCGGCAAGTTTTCAGCCTTTGCTTTCGGACTACCGGCCCTCATCTTCGTTCTTGGATTCTGTTTTCTCTGGGCCTTCGCCGGTTTCCGACCTAAGCCCGTTGCTTAGGCTTGCCACCAAGACCGCGATACCATCTAAACCAGTTAGCGCCGGTCCCGCGCTCACGAGGCTAGAAATCGTCTTTGTTGTCCATCAGGTCAGCAACCAGCTTATCTAGCCGAGCCTTTTTGCCATCCACAATGTCCGCAAGCGCGGCTTCCAGCACTTCGAAGCACTTGATGAGGGTATCGAACTTTGCCTTGCCCTGGTGAGTGCCGAAATCGCCCACCCTCTTCAAGGCTTTGATTGTCTTGTCGTGACCGGGCTTCAGTTTTTCTAGCCGGTCGATGCGCTGCACCAGATTGAGCGTGTATTCCTCGCCCTTCTTGTCGATGGCTTTCCGAGGAATTTGGAATTGGTCGAGAAGATGCTCAATGAACGTCCTAATCCTGTTTGCGCAAGCGGCCGGGTCAACCCACAGCAACGCAAACGACGCTTTTAGGTCACCCTTGCAAACCGCATTCAGATTCCTGGAAACCCCGATAATGTGGGGTGCTGGGTGCATGGCCATGGGGGCATAGTGATGCCCGTGGTTTTGCACCTCTTCACCGATATGTTCATCATAGTGCACTTGGTACGAATGAGAGCTTGCGCCTGAAACCACGACAACTTCGCCGCATGAGGGCTTGTCGCACACGAGGAAGCAAGCGAACCGCTCGGTAATCCAATCTGGTTCCCAAGCCTCGTGCGAATGCTTATTAAGAGAAAAGCCCGTCTCGACAGACCTCAGGTTTTCATCTTGAGAAATAAGCCTCCCCGACGAGCAACGTGGGCACAGGAATTTCGGAAAGGCGCTGTAGCTCGACCGCCAATAATTCTCCACCAGTCAACACCCCTCGCTGCCTAAACCCCATAAATCGGTGTCTACGAATCGAGCCCTAAGTGCAACCCTGCTATTTGTTTAACAGCTGCAAATGGCGTTGACGGGACAACACAGAGTGTCCCACCGCCAGCCGTACATCGCTCAGGAAGTGGCCAAGCTCGTCCCCGTCGCGGGCACCCTTACTCCACCAGTCCGCCGCCTTCTGGACAGCCCACAGCGGAAACTCACGACAGGCGTTCGCCCAGACCTTGAGATTGAGCGTGTGTTGTTCCTCACTCGCCTTCGAGCGGAAGCGCAGCTCGCTCATGGCAATCTGTATCGCCTCCATCAACTCCCCCGGATTGTCCGCCGCCGGTTTCATCGCCTTGTCCAGCAACCACAAACACCGCGTCAACTGCGTCCGCTCCGTCTCCCCAAGGGTCGGCATCGACGTTTTGACCAGGGGGCGTCCCTCCATGTCCTTCGGGCCGTTCTCCAAACAGCTCAGCCATTGCGCGACTTTTGGCGGAAGCCACTGGGTCGTGGCGTTTAAAGCCAGTTTGTCCGGTTCCCCCTCCAGCGCCGCCCGTGCTTCGGCTTTGCCACTTGGCAGCGTTACGACACCAAGTGTCCCAGCAGAGGTCAACGCGTGTGTGCTTGGAACGAGCGCTGATGTGGTGGTTCCGGAATTTTGCCCATTCGTCGCGGGCTGTGTTTCCCCCAAGTCCATGCTTCTCGAAGGCTGCTGTGAAGAGGTCGGTTGGGATAGTGGCAAGGTCTTCGAGAATGACTGCAATGCTTCGGCTAGGTAGGACACGAGGGGTGGCTTTCGTTTGCTTGGGAGATACAGAGGGTATTTCTCCATCTGTTTTGATTTCATCAGTATTATTAGTAGGCGATTGTCCGGCGACGGGTTTCCCGTCTACGGCTAGGCCGTCGTCGGACAGGGTCCATTCGACGTGACTGAAAACGCCCTTATCATCGCGGATTTGAACCTTTGTCAGCCAACCGGTTTCAACCAGCTCCTTAATGCCGGAGCGGTAGGATTCGCGGCCATCGGCGCTTTCGTTCACCAGCGCGTCTTCCATGTAAATCCAATGGTCAGGCTTGGAGAAGAGAAGGCAATACAAGCCTTTTGCCTTGAGGCTTAGCGTCGCGCTACGGATGAGCGCGTTAGGCACCATTGTGAACCCGCTAGGGGACTTGCGGATTTTATTCATCGGTGGTGACCCGCTTGAATTCGACCACCCAAAGGAACGGACTATTCGCGTGAGCACCTTTTCCATGGTCCCGGTCCCACCGTTGGAAAAACGCATGGCGAAGCACAGACGCATCCCATGTATCGTCACAGGGTGCACCTTGTGCACGGCAGTCGTCGGCGGAAATATCCTGCAGCCGCTCAACCCGCACGCTGACGATTTCCAGCAGGATACGGGAGAGATTGCGCGGCATGACCGTGGATGGGGTCCATCCGCCGCTACCCTTGTCGAATTCGTAGCACCCACCTGCCCGATAAAAGACAAACTCGCTCTCTTCGTCATAATGGTAGGTTTCTTTACCCCACAGGCGGTCTCCTACTTGGCCGAAGGGGCTAAATTGATTGAGGATGGATGTATCGTCTGATTCAAACCCCACAGATCGCGCCTGTTCCTGCCGATCCGTCCGTTTCCAACACCACTCACTGGTAATCCCGTCGCGGCTTTGATGGTCGGGTTGGGGTTTTACAACGCGGCGGAGCTGAGTTTGATTGCCGTTTAAAATGCCACGGACTTCGTGGGCTTTAAGGATGATGGAACGTTCCACATCACAACACTTTCATATTTGCTCTCCAACACGTCTAAATTTTTCAGAGCGGGACTAGGCGTGTTGGCAACCTAGCCCCTTGCAAGCATCCTGACGCAGCCGAACGGCACCCGCAAGAAATATTCATGTATACTTTAACGCCCCGCTATTACCCGTAAAATCTGTTGCGCACTTCCCGCTTAAGCATCACGCTATAGGGGTAACTTAATCCCGTTTAGGAGGTGCCTGTGAGATTGTCACCCGAAACCTTGGCCCGCAAAAGGCCACAGCAATACCCTTTGGAGGGCGAGCAAATCGAACTCCCACACATGCCGGAGCCTATGACAGCAAAGCGCGCGCTCGACTTCTCCACCGCTTGCCAGCGTTGCTCTACTGAGTGCGATTACTGCATTGGATTTCAGCCTGCGAGGCGTTGAAGGAAGGACGTGACCCACATCTAGGCAGCAGGAAAGACGCCTAAACCTGCCGTGTGAACTGGCCGCACGTAAAGCCAAGCCAGCCCATATCCCGCCTCCGGCTCCTCCCAACGGTCGGCGGAAGACTGGCCCCCGCTACGGTAATGCGTGCGGGGGCTTTTTTCATTAAATCACCCTAATAGTCCGGCAGCGGCACCTTTTCGCCCAGCCTTTGGCCGGAACCAGCTTTCCCGACTTATTCAGCACCCGCTTGCATCCGTCCTCCATGTAGGAAGGCGATTTACCCATTACGGGCATAGCCAGGGAGAGGGAAACGAGGGCGCACAACAACGCAGCTTTCATAGCTTTGCTCCTTTGTCATGCTGGCACATCATGTACCAGCCCGCTTATAGACTCCGCAGATTGTGGCACGTCAAGATTCCAATTTGCCTTAGTTTGAAGCCCCGCAACGCCTGATTCAGCAGCCTTAATATTTGCAACTCCTGACGGGATTCACGCGCGATTCTGCGACTGCTACAGGTCGAGATTCACGCCGAATTTCGGGGGAATGATATGCTGTTGGAATTTTACCGCGAAGGGCCGCTATCACCCGCCGCTTATGATAGGTTCATGCACCTAGACGGGTCTATGTCATACAACGACAAGCCACGGACCAAAAAAGACCGGATGTGCATCGTAGTGGAAACCCGATACGGTAAAACCAGCATCTACCAAGGCTTTGCCATATTCGGCATGATATTCAACGAGCGAATGGCAACGGTGGTGTTTTACGATTTCGCATGAAAAAGCCCTCCGACAAGGGAGGGCTTGCAGGTTCCCGCTAAGGCATCCTCACTTTATCAGGAATGCCTCCATCGGCAAATTCTTTTCCGCCATCTCCGCTACAAGCCACTTAGGAGTTCCGCCGCGACCTACCCATGTAAGGTCAGGATTGGCTTGGGAACGGTACTTCGGTGCTGGGCTTGCGCGGGAGCGTGAAGCTGCCGGAGAGGCTTTAGGCTTGCCGGACAGCGCATCTAAGTCTGCAAGCTGCTTCATCAGCTCCTGCCGCCTTTTCTCAATCAGTTCGTCGCGGCGCTTGGTGGCATCTTCAATCAAAACATTGAGGTCTTCAAGTGAAAGGCGGGAAACGTCTGTAGATGTCGCCATTGCAGAACTCCAAAAGGTCAGGGAACGGTGCAAATACCTTTAGCGATTTTGCGCTGAGTTGCAAGTGGAGCACGGCTTTAGGCGGTTGGGGATAAGTATTTAGTAAAAACTATTTACAACCTGCGCGAGTTGGGTGATTATACTTTTACTAAGAAAGTAACCCCGCATGAAACCCCGTGACTACGACACCGACCTGACCAACACCATCTACGCCGAAGTTAAGTTCAGCATTGATGTAGACCAATTCGACCCCGAAACCATCACCCTCCCCGCCGAGGCTATTGGCTGGGTTGAAGAGCTTGAAGACGCCAAGCGCATCGCTCAGGATTTGGCGAACAGCACGGGACAAGTGGTTATCGTGGAGGCTTATGGCTTTTGGGGCCATTACGGGCGCGAATTCGTGGATAGCTTTACCGTCCAGCCTAAAACGAAGCTCTGCCCCATTGAGGGTGTTCGCGCCGACCTTGCTGGATTGGGGGTCTAATATGGAACAGCCCGACCCTGTAGACCTGTACCTTCTTATCAACGGGTGCAAGCTTGAGCGTATTCCACATGGCGGTCAGTGGCGCTTGACGTGGCCGCATGACGGCAAGACCATAAGTCGCGACCTCTTTATAGACCGCGTTTATGCCGAGTCTCTTGTCAAAGCGCTTGGGGCCTGACCATGCAGGCGCAACTGTCCTTTTTGGAGTTAATCATCCCAAAGGCAGTTGAGCCCAAGCCGCTCACCGTGTGGGAGAAGCTGGACGCAGGGCTAAAAGCAAACAGAATGGGCCAGATTGACAGAGAGGAATACCTCTCGGAGCAAGTCCGGCTGCAAAATGAACGAACGAGAAGACCGAGATGTGAGTAACCCTTCCACCCCCACCAAAGTGACATTTTCTCTCAAGCCCGATGGAGAAGAGCTGGATTGCACGCCTCAGGAAATCGAGGAGGTTCGGAATCAGAATAAAGCCGCCTTGAAGGAGTTGCGAAACGTCACCCTTGAACGCGATGAATTGCGAGAAGCAATAGAGGGTGCGGCAGTTATCGCCAATCATGCCGGTGCACGGATTAAAGAGCTTGCGGCAGAGGTGGAGCGGTACCGAGCCGCCATGAAGCAGGTTTTTCAGCTTCATGGCGGCGAAAATTGCAGCTACGCTCATGACATAATCAACGCCGCCCTCGCCCAACCGAAGCAGGAGGGCTAGGCGATGGCGGAGACAATGAATGCCGAGCAACGCGTTTTCATCGCGCTACTCAAACAAGAGGGTGGCTTGGCAGCGGTGGCAGCGGTGCTACTTCCTACAATCAACAAAATTCGCTCCGAAGCCTTTAAGGCCGGGCAAGAATCCATGCGCGAGCGGGCGGCACGCCAATTGAAGATTGTATCCGACAGCATCAAGATAAATGGACGCTTTGAAGCTGGTGCAGTATCTGCACTAATCAGGCAGACCGAATCTATCCGCGCCATTCCCATCGAAAGCGAGTGACGGGTATATATTTCCACGGGACAACTTCCCCGAAAATCCCCGGCCCATTGTAGCGACCTATAATCCCCCTTATCTTCTATTTCCGGGATTTGGGGACGCTCCATGGTATCAATATTAGAGAAGTACGCGCACCTTCACGAAGACGACGAGCTGGCATTTGCCGAGCTTGTCGAAGGTCATCAGAAGGTGAGAGACGACAACCTCAACCACCTTGACCATAATGAAGACGGCACGCAGTACCTCATGGACTACATGCGGAACGTCCTAGCCGCCGCCGACGCGTTGAACATCGATGAAATACGGACCTGGGAGATGCCCGGCCGGGGTAACGTCGGCGACGACTACGACCAATTCGAATATCAGGTGCAGCGCTTCGTCACGAAGGTGCAGATTCGCGCTTCTCGCAAATACAAGGTCTATTCCGTCACGCTTGACGACGTGACCAAGTCGAAAATCCATTTTTTCATCGACCAGATTCGGGACCACCTCAACAAATCCAACCTCGTCGAGCGCAAGAAGAATTCGCTTTTCAACAAGCTGAACGCCTTTAGCGCAGACGTTGACAGGGCTCGAACCAAGTTCGACAACGCCATGCTTGTGGCCATTGATATCGCCCACGTCGTTAAAGAGTACGGCGAGTCTCTGAAGCCGGTGAAAGAACTGATGGACAGCGTGACCGAGCTTATCGGGGCCATCAAATCCTCCGAGCCGGAGCAAAGCCAGCTTCCGCCGCCTGCGGAGCAGAAACGGATTGAGCCGCCGAAGCTCAAACAGGTTGAGCGACCGTTCTCGCGCGACATGGACGAAGATATACCGTTTTGACGGCTTCCAAGCAGGGCTGACCCTCCCCCGCCCGTTGGGCCCTCATAAATCCCTCGCACCTGTTGAGCCCGTGGCAAGCTCCGTATTTCAGAGGAGACTGGGGCACGTTAGGAACCCAAGTCGCTGGCCTTGGGTGTGTAACGGGAGTGTAACGGTACAAGGGCATTGCACGGCATTTTTGCGCCCCCTCACCCATAACAGACGCTCCTAATTCACCAACAATCCCCGCTAGTTGGCGTTTACCTGTCACGTCAACCATCAGACCCATCACCGGGGCCAGTCCCACGCGATCTTGACGGCGCTCGAGCGGCCGTCATTGACGCTGGATCTGGTATTCTTCCTGCGGACCGACGGCAAAAAGTGGGCTGCCTGACGCG